CAAAGTTCACAGCAATACGATTGTCCGGTTTATAATTCGGCTTTGGTTTCTGATGGAAAATCTGGTAGTCTGTTTCGTATGCATCTTTCAAACGTTTAAACCGAAAGGCACACTCTGCATCATGCTTTGCTATGAATTCATTCAGTTTGTTATCTGTCAGTTCTTCCTCTGACGGTAATCGAAATAACACTTTACAGTCCTCCTTTCAGGTTTCTGTTTAATTTCGGCTTAGCCTTACGTTCTTCCTCAATGGAATAACGCAGCATAGCCATTGCATCATCAAAAAATGGAACTGGTTCTTCCAGATAAGTGTTGGTACGCTCATCCTTCTTCCACTTCCATTGTTGTATTTCTTTTATGGTATTCACACAGGACGGATGTATGTGAATCATGTGTTGCTTCAAATAGTCTATCTGAGCATGAACACTGTTTGTCTCTTTATTGACTCCTTTTGCCCTGTATCCGGCTTTCTGCCACATCTTGATACGATCCGGCTCCGCAGAATCGCACCACATCCTTAGTTTTTTGTTGAATCTTCCGGCGGCAAGCTTAATGATCTCCTCTGTGTCCATCTCATACACATACAATTCCTGAAACAAATACAGATCTCCATCCTTGAAGCCTACCTCGCCGATGCAGTTGGCATGGTTAAAGCCAAAGTCCTGTGAGTTCACAATGTAATCATAGTTCTCCGGATTCCGGTCAAATTCCTCTATGACATAATTCTTAAGGATAAGACCGGCAACCTCTCCCCATTCACCCAGACCATACACCCGATAACCTTCCGGATCTACTTCCTTACGCCGGAGCATACGTCTGTGATACGCTTCATCAATGAACCGGTTGTTCTCGTAGGTTGACTGATGCGTCAGTACATCCGGATCGGCACGATCAAAGAACACTTTCTTAATCCAGTGATGTGATGACACCGGATTGAATGTTAACCTGATCTGGTAGAATAATCCCTTCGGCAATATACCTCGAAGTCGGTCATCGATGATTTCAAAATCTGACTGTGTAATCTCTGTGGCTTCCTCTACCCAAACATCGGTAAGCTTCCCGCGCTTAAATGTAATTGACTTAAGTTTCTCACGTTGCTTCTCGTCATTTACCCCGCGGAAGATGATCTGGTTATGATTGTTCTTACATTCCAGAAGCATATTTGAAGTATTGATGTACCAATACTTCTTATAGCTTTCTCCGAACATACGAAAAATAGCACTCTGCAATTCTGCAAAAGTGCTATCTCTATTCGTTACATCTGCTTTTCGGACGCACAAAAGATTACGTCCCGGATCATTCATCAAACGAATGATATAATTCTGTGCCGAGTCCATGCTCTTTCCAGATCCGGCAGAACCTTTCATCACGATATATCGTTTTTTACTGTGATCAACCTCTTTGAAACAAGCATTCGCTTCTACCTTTATTTTCATCCGGTATCATCCTCACCGTAATCGATCGTGATGTTCAGGTCCATGTCCACATCTGTCTCAACTTTATCAGTGAATAGTGCGTATCTCTTACCCAGAAGTTCCGCAGCTTTTAATCGTTCTTTTTCTGACGGGGATTTCTCCATTGTTCTCGCTTCACTACATCCATCACCCGTTCCCTCAACTACAATTTCCTGTGCAGTGCTTTCTCCACGGAGAACAGACGTCAGATACTCAATTACCTCCTGCGCATCTGCCGTCTTTTCATTATGGATCTTTTCCATTTGCTCGGCTATATAGTTTTTAACCTTAACATTTCTTAACAGCCTAGCCGCCGCTGCAGCTGCTACAGCATCATTCTTGACATTCGGATACGCCACCTTGTAAGCCCGAGTGGCATTTAAATCGATTAGATATTCATCTGCAAATATTTTCTGCTTTTCAGTCACTCAGACTCACCTCCTGTTTTATTGATGCAAAAACAGCCGGACCTTAAATTTTTCCAAGTAATAAATTTATATTATTTTACTTGTCTATTCAAAAGAATAGTATATCATTATCCCAGCTGTCTTTTTCTATAATATATTATTTTTAATTCTTTTTAATCATTTCAGAAAGCATTTCTTTTCGATATTCAATATCAGAAATCTCATGTAATTCATCTATAAGTCTTTGTTCTCGTTCATCTTTTGCCAGTTCGTTAAAATACTTCTGTTTACTTTCCGATGATTTATTTATTAAATGAAGCATTGTCCCAGAAAATAAATCTACAAACGCTCCTGGTATTACAGCTATCCATGAACCTTCCTCTTTAATTGCCGCAAAAATTGTTCCTGCAATAAGCATAGCAATTCCAACCCATATCATTTTAATTGCATTTTTTATAATTAATTCATTCAAATCAATTTCGCTGTTATGATACTTTCGCGACAATGCATACTTACCTTGTCTATAATTAATTGATTTTTGGTTTTTTAACGAATATGGCTTATTATTTTCTGTTGTATTTATTTCCATATCATTAGCCTTCCAATCCATCTAGGCAATGAATTGCTAATGGATTAATAAGTACAACATTTCCACATTTATTACACGTCACAGCAACAATCGGAACAAATTTTCCACCCAACTGCACAGAACGCTCCTCATCCACTGGAAGCATTGTCATTATATCGGGATCAATTGTCCAATCGTTGTTTCCGCACATAGGACATTGCTTACTTTTCCATTCCTTATTAATCACTTGCATTAATTTTTCTTGATTTAGTTTCATACGCCATCTCCACAAATACTTTTTAATGTATTTTAACACTTTCCGTATCATATATCTACTCTCCTTTTTAATAAAAAAGTAACAGTTAAAAGTTTATTCTTTAAACTGCTACTTTTCATGGTTGTATGAAAATAAATCTTTGTTTAACGCTTTTGCTATTCTAAGGATAGCAGAAGAATAACCTAAACTTCAATAAACAATTATAGATTATGTTTCATTCTTTCGGCATTTTCAAATGCTCCAGTGCCTTTCCATGTAGTTTATGTATCCATTGCTCACTATATTCCATTTTCTCAGCAATTTCCCAAAAGCGAAGACCTTTCACATATCGGTAAAACAACACATCATTTTCATCTTCATTCTTTATTTCCTTAATCTGTTTTTCGATAGAAATATATGACTCAATACAGCTTTCCTTTTCTGTCCCAAGTTTTTCTACCAACGAATCAATCCTTGCCAATTCATCGGATAAATCTTTCTGATTCCCGCTACCATGTGGCATTCCGGAATAATCAATTGCCTTCACTGATGCAGCCAATTCTTTCAGTTCGGTGATTTCATCATCAATACGATTGATACGTCTTCTACTGGATCTGTATCCTCTCAGATATTCCTTCTTCCGGTTGTTCTCGTTCTTAATATTGCTTTCTTCCAACTCCTTATAGTGTTGCTGATCATCCAGCTTTACCTGTTTTCTGTCTCTTCCTCTGTTCAATCATTCCTCAGCTCCTTCGTCGTTTTGTTTTTATTCATCAACTTCCTGTTCAAGCCAATGTGCTTTACAATCTACGCATACCTCTCTACTTGATACTAGACTACCTTCTTTTCGGCAATATGCTCTTTTATCACCTGCATAATATGGACAATTTATGTTGTAATAAATCATAGCTTCTTCGCTTGCACCACCATCATCAATGCTTACTCGGTTCAAACGTGATTCCAAACCGTCCAGCAATAGATTTATCATATATTCCCTATTTGTCATTCTGTTTTCTCCTTATACGGTTCCGGCAACGGCATCCAAGCATTGACAAATATTCCATAGCTTGAATATGATTTTTCATCATCTCCCGGATAGAATGTACCGCCTTCATCATTTTCTTCATACCTTGCGATATCCGGCATTGTTGCATTCTCGAATGATACCAATATATAACTTTCATCCTCCGGCAAGCGCGCGCTAATTGGAATCCATTTGCCAAGGACATTTGTGTCCTTAGCATCTTCCCTGTCCTCATACATCGCCAGTCTATCCACCAGCTCCTGTTTCTTATTCGGGGACCAGTATCCTCGCTTTATACCGTTCTCTCTTTTATGTGTTAATCTCTCCATGATCTATTCCTCCACATCCTTCATTTTCATCCGCGCACCTTTCTCATACTTCGTGCATTCCTCTACCTTACATCCACGACTGTGGTTCATAAATCCGGCATAATCACAGCTATTCACTGTCGGCCGGTTGCTCCGGAACTTACAAGTCTTACACAGGTGCCGATCTGAATTGTCTACTGGTTCCTTTTCTTTCTTCCGGAATCTCGCTGCATGATACCCGACCGTTCCGAACGGGATACCGGTCCGATCAGCGATCTCACGATTGGTATATCCTTCCTCTACCAGTTTCCGGATCTTCTCTTTCTTATCTTCGATATTGTCCGCCGGAAGATCTATCGTTTCTTCTTCCATCCTTTCCTCCGGCTCCGTTGGGGGGGGGG